CACCGGCCATAGCAAGTGCTGAAGCAACGTCTGCCGAGCAAACAATAAAGTTACCTTTACCGCGACGGGTATCTTGTGCAATGTGATTAGCATCACGCTCGATGTTGAACAGAAGACCTTTAAAGCGCTCAACTGACCAACGACCATTGGAGTCGACGTCGAGGTTGAATGTACCTGCTGTGGCAGTAGCGGGGGAACCAGCTTTAGCAACAGTATAAATGGTACGAACAACTTCACGGTTAATTTCAAACATGATTTCCTGTGACAGGATGTTTGAAAGCTCAGACTCAGCGTCTAGACCATGAACTGCCTTCAGGTCTTGAGCTAATTCCAAGGTGTATTCTGCTTTAAGAGCACGGCTACGAGCAGTAACAGTAGTCTTGTCAATAGTGAATGCCATCTGACCGAAAGCATTGGTAGATGCATCACCTAGTGCTTCAGCTTCTGCTGTAGTCATACCAGCACCACGTGTATATGTACCATCAACTGGGTTAGAACCAGTGTGTGTTCCATTTAACGGGGTACCTGAGCTAGCAAGAGCAGAAGTATAAGACGACGATGTAAACTGTGTGTTTGCTTCGTTATATAATGCTTCAGAAAGACCTGACGATGAACGAGTGTTGCCATAGACCGAGCGCATGGCAAAAATAAGACCAGTAGGACCAGTCATAGGCTGAACACCGCAAATGTCATATGCCATCAGGTTAGGCATTGCACGACGAACCAGACCGATTAGGATTGGATCATATTTAGCAACACCTGTAGTGCCGTCTCCGATAGAGTTAGCAGGAGCTAATTCTGACAGCATCTGACGCTCTTCTTTGAGAGCTTTTTCCTGATTCTCAAGCAGAACAGCTGTGACTGAACGACGATAAGAATCTTTAATTTCTGGAAGCTCGGCGTGATTTAAAATCTTGCCCCACTTCTGTTGAATTTGTTCTGATAGGTACATACCTTCTCCTTTGATTGTTATTTTTTATATAATTAACGGGCTTTTAGTGATCTAGAGATTGACATAGCATATCTGTCCATCTGATCGTCATCATTTGCAAAAGTAGGTTGTGTACCACTTTCTTCAATTAAAGCTTGCTCAGGTGATTTTGCGTATGTCTTAGGAAAATAATTTTCTATAATGACACCGACTTTTTCACGATACAAGTCTTCCGAATCAAAATTAACGCCCTCAACTAATTTTCTAAGCCTTTCAACTTCTGTATCAGCCAGATCTTTAGTTTGTTCTTCAAGTACTTTTTCTCGCTTAAGTTGTTCCAATTCTTTAGAAAGTTCAATAGCAGTTGCTACGCTTTCATCCAGTTTGGTTTGTAGAGATTCAGTAGTCTGTTCGAGTTCTTTCATAACATCGTACTTTTCTTCTGGAACCTCAATATAGTGCTCTTGGAATAAAGTCTTAAGACCAGAAATAAAGTCTTCAGCTACTTCTGTTCTTAAACCTTGCTCCACAGCTAATTGGTTTTCTTCCATCCACTGCTCAACCACATAGTTGAGATAACCATCAACTTTTTCTACTAGACCTTGTTTAAATTCATCTAGTTGCGTTTGAGCCTGTTCTTCTAAACGAGCAGCTACTTTTTCCATTTCGCTATTGACACGCGCAATAACTGCTGCTTCAAAAATAGATGCTGCTTTGCTTGTAAATTCTTCTGAGAGATCATCGCCAAAAATAGATTTAATTTGTGATGCAATATCTTCTTGCTGTTGTTCTTCAGCCACAACCTCACCTTCTTCTTCAGTTTCTTCCATAGCAGGTACTTTTACTGACTTAGCATCGCCTTTTGATTTTGGAAGTGTATTATCTTTAGAAACTGGAGCAGCTGCTTTAGCACCCTGATTCTCATCATCTTCATCACGGGTAGTAAAGGAAGCTGTCTGAGACGAACCTTGCTTAGGTTGCGTTGTGTCTCCAGCAGTAGCAACCTTTGCTGACTTGGAAGTATCTTTAGACATTTTACTTGCAGCTTTGGAGCCAGTATCAGCCATTCCAGCAGCAGCTAGATCTTCTTGCTCCTCATTTAAATTTTGAGCAGTGCTAGTACGATTAAGCAGCTCTTTGATTTTTGCTTCGACTGACATCCTGTTCTCCTAAGAGTTTTTTAATGTAACGTTAATATTTATAAGAATTATTTACTTGATATTTCTTAGAAACTTTTCAAATAATTGAAGTTTTACTTCGTTTAAATTTCGTTTAGAAGCTTTCTTTACTATCTGTTGTGCTTGTTCAATTTGTACAGACTTCCACTGACCGTTAGCTAGAACCCATTCAGCGCCTTCCATAATACCTTGCACGAAAGCATCAGGGGCACTCGGATCACTTACTATGTCAATAGTAGCTAAATGAAAATCATCTTGTACTTCGTTAACACCGTTTACCTCTTTTAGCGAACCTAGACCTCTTGACGACACGCCTAAACGTACACCTTCTTCGATAAAATTTTTCGCAATTTTACCCATGGGTGTATCTAAAATTTTTGCACGTCCAATCACATCATTACCTTCAAACTTTAACCCGGTAATTAAGTGAGATACATTGTTAAGATTAATTTGAGGGTTAGGAGGGTGACCTAATTCACCTAAAGCTCGTTTTTCTGTAATTAATGTTTGAAAATCCTTCAAGGCATTTTCCATGATACCTTTTCTGTACACGCGACCATTTTTATTTTCTTTTTCGGTCTGCATGAAAATACCTTCAATATACATTTGCTTAGTACCATCTTCTTTTTTCTCTACAAGGTACTTAACCTCGCTTATTTGTTCAGTGATTAGTTTCATTAAATTCTTCCTACCCCTGGACCCTGAATTTGTAGATCATAAGGATCGTTATAACCGGAACCCTTAGTGAATTGAATCATAACAGTACCATTAGATGTACCGCCAATATTAACCACGACGTTTGCATTTGCGTCTTGATTAAGGACCACACCTATGTCTCTTGAAAATGCATAGTCAGCCGATCCTGGGTTCATTGCCCAAATAACATTACTGTTTCTTACAATGTTGGATGTTGCTGATACATCATAAAATAAATCAGAAATGGTAAGCTCTAAATTGGCAGTAGTAATAGTCTGAACATCGGAGATGGCATTAGGACCTACTACAGCTACTAATTCGTGAACGTTTATATATCCCAGACCAGTACCGACCAGCTTAACTACGGCCTGCCTTTTGGAGTTTTTTAGAATACTCTTGGTAACTGGCATGATAATCCTTTATGTTTGTTCTGTTTCTTGCTCAGTATCTTCTACACTCTCATCGGGCTCTTGCACCTCTTGAGTTCCGTAGATGGATTGAGCAACTTCTACTTTTTTTGCTTCTAAAGCATCGTTTAATTTTTGTGATAACAAAGACTTAAATGTTTCCTGGGCTTCGGTATTTTTATTATCCAGGATATTGTCTATCATATTATGAATTAATTCTGAGTTTTCCATATTTATCCTATATTTATTTTTTACTGTGGTGTATTCTCACGACTCAGTGCAGCTACTTGTTCTGAACCAGGCATACCAGGTTGAATGGAGGGTGGTTCGTCTTCAATTTCTTTTTCTATGGTGTTAATCTCAGCATCGGTCATTCTTAATACATTTTTACGAATATATTGCTTACTAAAATATACACCTACATAGGGTGACATTTGATTAAGTACATCAATTCTATTTCTTAAATTTTCAGCTTCTTTTATTTCTTGATAGTATTGATCTTGTGCATACTTATAGTCAATATTTTCTTTAATACCGTCCCAGTCTTCTGGTTTAATTATACCTTTAAGAACTAACTGAGACTCTAATAGATCATCAAATAGCTTGTTAAACTTTCTACGAAGTCTCCCTACAAATTTTGCAAACTTTATTTCATCTCGACTAATTTCTGCTGCTCGTCCAAAATTAAACCCAGACTGTTGTTGAAATCTAGATACCGGGACATTGAGTGCTTGGTAAACTTTGTTTTGAAAATATTCAATATCGGCAATTTGTCCTAAATTCTCACCGCCCGGTAGGGTAGTAATCTCTGTACCTCGACCTCCCTCACGACGCGGAAGCCAAAAGTCTTCTAACATAGTCATAAACTTACGGTCGTCTTTGATCTCACCTGTAGTAGAATCATAGATTATCTTATTACGATAACGAGCCATAATATCTTTCATATACTGCTCGGCTTTAATTTTAGGAAGATTGCCAATATCAATATAAAAAATACGACGTTCAGGGGCACGAGAAAGACGGTAGATGACTAAAGAATCAGCCATCATTTTTAACTGATTGACTGGTTTAATAGCTTTGTTTAAATATCCTAGCACTACATTGCGATCTAGATCTAAAAGCCCGGACGGTACAAAAGTAATAGTATCTGGTGCTATTTTTATGCCATTAGATTGATTGGGGTCTACACCGGGTGTAACCGTAAGCCCTTTCTCATTATACACATAAAATTCTTCAATGCTCTTAATAACTTCTACACCAGAAGGTAGTTTTTCTTTATTAAGGTTTCTAACCTTTCTAATTTTTCTTGGATCGATGTACCGGAGTTCTTGTAAACCCTTTTTAGTTTGTGCAGGGTTAATTACTTTTTGATAGTACAAACGACCATCAACATACCACCTGCGAAAAATATCATGTGCTTTATCTTTAAAGTCTAACAAGGAAAGTATGTTGTCAAATTCTTCTTGTATTTTTTCTTTGATATTTTGTGATAAGTTTAGTTTATCTGTATCAATAGTGACAGGTGTTTCACTGTCTAAAGCTGCAATAGCTTCTGTAACTATCTCCTCGATAGCAGTATCGCAGTCGGGGTAGTTAGAGATGTCACGATATCTAGAAATTAATTCTGATTCCGAACGTGCGGAAGCATCAATATCAACATAGGTACCAAAATACCCACCCGCTGATACAGTAGATGTTCCGTCGTCAGATACGGGAGTGATGAATGATTGACTCACCAACTCCCGTTGTTTGTTTTCACGACCAATAGTAAAACCAAAAATGTTGATTGCCATAATATATTAAATTATAAGATTATCCGCGGTTGAAAATTGCGCCAAAATTCACTGTACCTGTTGCTGTCGAAGTAGAAGGAATAAAGTGCTGGTATTGGAATGTGACAGTAAAGGTAGATATCTGATCATTAGCTCCAAAATCTAACCCTACCGGCGATACATCTACCGGGAAAGCATCGACTAGAAGATAATCTTTAATAACATTACCATTTCTATCTAATTGAAGGACTTCTAGATCTCGTTGATACTCTGATGGTTGAAGTCTTCCAAACTTTGCAGCATAATCTTCCATCCCTGCCATCCATTGTTCTACGGATGTTCTAATGGACATTTCTGAGTCGTTTAAAACAGTAATAGTCCATGGTGCGTATACACGATCGCCGACAAACTTAACTTCTCGCCCGCGATATTGAACAATAGCTGGGTTAACTGTTTGACCGGGTAATTCAGCTATGCTTACTAGAAATGGGGCACGGCTAACTGCAGTACTTGCGGTTGTTACATAAGTAGGAAACGACAGCCTCACTGCAAACTGGTTAGGACGAGCACCGCCGTTAGTAAGAGCAGCTTTAAAACTTTCTATGTTGAATGTTGCCATGTTTGCTCTCCCTTATGCGCCTACTTCTTCAAAAGAAATACCAGACCTGGTCGCTATGAAGTTTAGTTGGATAAAATTAATAGAACGAGCAGGTTTAACAAATATGTCAGCTACAAACTCATTTCTATCTATTACTTCCCCTGTGTTGTTAGTTTCATCACAAACAACTTTGAAGTCTGTAATACCACGGCGCCCTTGTACATTTCTTAAAAATGGTTCTACTAAATTTCTAAATTGTGCACGAGTAAATGCATCGTTAAACTCAAACAACTGGAATTTAGCAGCTGTAGCAATGGCTTTCTCTAGCACGATAAAGAGTCGACGTACATTGATTCTATCAAATGCCGATGGCTTGGAGAGTAATGTCTTATCTCCAAACAGCACTGTTCCGTTGCCTGGAAAGCTAACTACCGGATTAATTCCCGCTTTGTATAGCGCGTCTCTCTGTGCTAAAGAAGGGGAATATGCTAGCTTAACTACATTCTTAATTTGACCTCGAGTAAACCCTGCCGGGCTAAACCATGGATCGGCAAGATAATCGGTTCTGGCTGCAAGCCCTGCTGTATCCCCGTTTAATGGAATCCAGCGATATTTGTCATTATACCTATCATATTGATATTTCCAGCCAGAATCTAATACTGCATAACTGGAAGAGGTTAGAGTGTTTCTAAACGAAACAGAATCTGTTGCCTCATCTCCCGTGTTATTAACTACATCACTCATTTCAGGTGAGGCAAAAACAACGAAATCTTTTCTTGATTCAGCTAATCCAATAGCGTAATTAACGTCAGCGGTAACTGCTTCCCCTAACGGGAATAATGAAATGTCATATAAATCATTGTTTGCAAAGATGTTATAAGCTGCTTGTAAATTGCTTGAAGAAGGACTATCACTTGATACGCCACCGGTTAAAGAATGTGTTACATTACCGTTAGAAGTAAGATTGGCAAAAGTAGACGCGTTAGCCGAGCTACCCCATGCTGTACCTGAAGTAGTGACATTAGCGTTGTGATCCATCCACCAAATGTACTTAGATGTATTATTAATGACATCTTTGTAGTATGCAGAGGTTCCATCCGAACGCTTGGCATCAGATGCTTTAGATACAAAGGAAAATTTTTCCAATACGGTGTTTCTTGAACCAGTCCATAAACCATCCTCGTCTATAACAATGACATGCAGTTCATCCATAGAACCGCCTCTTTCACTCACATAGGAAGATGTGGTGGGGGTGCTATCGAAAAGACTAGCGTAAGACCACCCAGAAAATGTGTTAGCATCACACATGGAAACTTTAAGTGAATTTCCTAGTGCACCTGGATACTTAGCTGCCCATTCTCCGATATTTGCTGAGCCATCGCTGTAAGTATCTATATAATGATCTTCGTTGCGAATAATTATAGCTGATGCAGCAGCATTTGACTTTGCATTTCTTGCAACGCTTTGATCAACTGCACGAATTACTTGTAAGTTATTACCATAAGAAAGAAAATTAGCTGCGGTAAAGAATGATTTAAATACAGTATCATTAGGTGTTCCGAACCTTTCAACCAGCTTATTTTCCGACTCTACAGTAACAACCTCCATAACAGGACCCCATTGGAATGCTCCAACAAAGCCCCCTGCAGTGGTAGCGACCTGAGGAACGATCGATGTAAGATCCTTCTCAGTTACTAGCACACCTGGTGAAAGCTGAAATGCCATCTTATTCTCCTTATAATGTTTTTATCATAACAAAGAATTATTAACTAGATTATTTATACTTTTTATTTTTTGACTAATTAATATGCTCTCTGATAAAATCTTTTAAACTTTTTTGGTACTTATCTGATAGCCACAAATCGCCCCCTGCTACCTCTACGTCTGGAATATCATCTATTTCATTATTAATAATACCAAATGGTGTAAGCTCTTCTTCAATATTAATCATTTGCTGTTTAAATACAGCCTCTCGATTATTAGCATTCATAATATCTCTAAACATCGGGTCATTTGACGCCCAACTAAACAAAACCAGGGTCATGGTTAAATCATCATGATACCCTTCATCAGCTTTAAATGTACCTTTTGACTCTACAAAGGTAGAAAATTCTGAAATAATATCAGAATCAAACACTAGCAACTTATCATTTTCTACCAATGTTTTGAGTGTAGCGCATCCAATACTTTTTACTTGCTTGGTAGTTCTTACTCCTAGTTTTGCATCTTTACCAGAGCTAGAAATATGCTGCCCATACCTTGCATCACTTCCAATCCAAAGCATATTATCATACTCTAGATCATTATGAATAATATCGGCAATTTGCTGTCCGTTATCGTTTATTTCCACTAGAATATATGCATTATTATAATCTTTAGCTACTTTATGAATAATACTTGGATATAGCAAAGGGCTGATTTTGTTATTTCTGTATTTGGCTACAACAGTGAATGGGTATGATGTGGTATTAATAACAGTGAATGCTGAATAATCCCTTTCTACACCTCGAGAAGTATCTACAGAAATAAAATATGTGTTATTTTGAACCGGCTTATCAATAACATCTAAACTATCATTAGAAAACGCAAAGGGCTTGGAGGATAGTCTGGCAATAGTATCAGCAGATATTAATGTGTTAGACGAGCCTAGGAACGCACATAATACTTCCTGGTTAAACTTTATGTCACCTAAAAGAGCTTTTTGTTCTTTGGCCCATTGCTCATTTCTTTTAGGGTGTTCCCAGTAGTTTACTCGTAAAGCGGAAAAACCATTAACATTATTTTCAGCATCGTTCCAAAATTTCCAAAAATGATTATAACCTAGCGGGGTAGATGTAAGTATAATTTTTGTAGTTTCCCCAGCAGATACCACGGGATATACGGATGTGAAAAACTGTTCAGCAATATTATTGGGAACGATAGCCACCTCGTCCACGTAGAGTAAATTAACCGACTTGCCTCGAATTCCAGAAGAGGAGGTGGCAGCAGTAAAAACAGAAGATCCATTCTCTAGCTCCACGTCCCCTTTATTCCAGGTTTTGATTCCTTGCTGCATCCAAATTGGTATATTCTCAAACATTAACTGGTAGCGTGATAGAATTTCCATTGCAGCGTCCGACTTGTAAGCTAGAATGGCGACTGTTTTATTATTGTTAAAAAGGGTATACCATAGAATGTAGGCTGCTACCGTTTGTGATTTACCCATCTGTCTGGGCTGCATACTGATTACTTTTCTATTCTTTTCAATTATTTGAATAAACTTTTTTTGATATTCAAACAATTCAAACGGTATTAATTGCTCACTATCTAATGAAACAATCTGACAATAGGTGGTAATAAAGTATACCGGGTCATCCTTGCACTTCATTAGCTCCTGTACTTGCTCATACGTATATTGTATAGTAAAGCCAATTTGTTTAAGAGAGCGATTCCCGTTGTATGAATTTTTATTGACTGTCAATTACTTTAGCCTTAGATGCGCTGATCATTTTCATCAACTCAGATGTCGAGCCAGCAAAAATAACATTATTCTGTGTAATGTTAGTAGTCTCTTCCCCGGCAATTTCTTTTTTAGTCTTATGTACGTTCATAAGCTCTTTGGTAATATCGGACTGTGCTTTCATAAGCTGTCCTACTACTTCAAATGCTCTAGGATGCTCGGAATTTTTAGCAATGTAAATTAATTCATTAATAACATCGTCATTTTTCATAATTAAATTTTTTAAAGTATTTCTTGCTAATTGAAAATCATCTTCTTGCTCAATACTTTTTGATACCGTAGTAGGTAGCGAGTCAGGAACGGGTTCGCTATTTTCAACATTAAATACTTTACTAATAGCTTGAAAAGATTTCACGATAGATCCTCATCAAAAGTTTCTATAATATTATCAGATTCTAAAGTACTACCAGGTACTATAGAATCAGGCGTGACTGAAACTGAATATCTTGATTGAATATTTCCAAGTGCGGCATCACTGAAAGTATTAACGGTAACATTTCTAATGAGACCTTGTTTGTTAATCGGACCATAAAAGTTCATTTTCATAGTAAAATTAAGGGTCCAAATTATAGTTCTATTAGTAGTAAAATCCCCTTCGTAGTTATCCTCAAAGGTCACTTGATCAAGAATGATAGGAAGATCGTGTTTTAACTCTAATGCAGGTATGGCATTGAGGGTTAAGTTATAATCTGGATTAAAGTACGGTAGTATTTGTTCTACTATTTGTAACCCGTCGTCTTGGTTTTTGGTGTACGCATACAACGTCATAGATATGTTATAAGGGGTTGGGGCATACTGTGCATTTAACGTGTTGGTAGTATTATTAACCGCTCGATTTTGTTGAACTAAACTAATCCTTCTATTGGGATCGTATGCAATCCCGGTCATTTCAAAAGACAATCTGGGTAAATATGTCTCAAAGCTTTGCTCAAAAGATTGAGGATTAGATGCTATCCTTGCTAAAAACTTTTGCTTTCCTGCATACGCCAGAGGAATTTTAAGTGTCTGAATAACTTGTCCATCACTATTTCTTCTATCTATATAAATTCTGTTAAATAAATTTCCAAAAGCTATAATAGATTTTCTTATCGTTCCCCAATAAAATTTACTAAACATCTATCTCTCCAAAAGGATTTCTTTCAGTAAAATCTAACACATCTATGCTACCCCTGAAAGCATCAATTTGATTATTAGGTAAAATTGAATCCATACTAAAACTTTCTAAAATCATACCAGACTCAACATAATCTTCTAACAACAATCTATCCCCATTTTCTAATACAAAATTATATTGGTTAACGTCTGCTGATTTATCAGTAGCTAGGTCGTCTATTTCTGTTAAGCCGGTATCTATAATCTCCGAAGAGTACCTCATTAATTCACATTCAAGTTTGTATACATAAAGTTTACCTACTTGAAAGAACGGGTCTTTACTCTCAACAAATTTTATTTCGAAAAAAGATTTAGTCAAAGGAAAGTAAAGAATATCGCCTTCAGCCGGCCTAGTAGTTAAAACAGCATTACCGCTTCTAGCAACTACTTGATCCCATCTTCTTCTAGATACTATAAAAGTTGCGGTGTCTCTTATTTCCACACCAAATTTTGTCATGAGATCCCCATCACCTTCAAACCCATTAGTGTTTTGTAAGTACATTTCTAATGGGTAGGCTGACGTAAATTTGTTAAGAACGTCTTCACCTAAAATTAAATCTTCATTCACCGCTTGTCTGGGCAAATAAAAAACATCAAACCCGTATATCTTAAGACACTCAATTACAATATCTTCCATCAGAAGTTGTTCTGATGAACGTCCTCCTGGTACCCCGGCTTGAAAGTAGAAATTAGTAGGAATTTTTGTTTCCTCACTCGATTAAATTTTGGTAAACTGCCATGGATTATCTATTGCCTTGACTGTATAATCTTTATGTGGTCGGATGAGAAAGTGTCTAACCAGTGAAGAAATCGACAGGTAACTGATACGTATCTTTTGCTTCCGCTTTAAGAATATCGATTTCTTCTACTGCTTCTTCGTATATCTTTTGCCCGTTTAATGTTACCCCTCCTGGCAATTGCACACCTTCGAATTTCTTAAGATTATTACCCCATTGTTGTTTAATTAATGCTGTAGCATAACGTTTTAAAAAACCATCATTATATACATCCGTATAGGTGTCCGGGTCAAGAAATGTCCAACCTTCGATAATAATATAATCTCCCACATTAATATCGTACGACCAGTCCATGTCTATAAACATTCGATTCATATGACGATTAAACCGTATTGGTTTTTGACCGGTCATAAGATCATTAATAAGATTAAGATGTGTCTTTAATTGACTGTAATAGATAATATCGGTGTTGGTTAGTGATTGAATGTTATTAAGTAGTAATTGATATCTGACATCGAACATACCCATACCAGACGTCTTATTCGATAACTGAAGAACTCTCTCTACACCAAAAAAAGAATCTTCAAGGGTTATATACTTTTTATCATAATTACCCAAGGTAATAGTCTGTATAGTAGCTGATGTACCTGAAGAGCCTCCGGAAATGGTCTCTCCATCGGCAAACGTACCTTGAATTTTATACAGTTTAAAACGGTTAGCCGATACACCAGCATAAACCACCCCTGTAGCACTAGAGGTAACACCGGTTATGATTTCTCCAACTGAAAAAGAAGCTGCATTCATCCCGGTAATTTGAATTAGAGAGGGTTCTATTAAAACACTTTTATAAGATTTTTCCGAAGCATCATAATGAAAATCACGATAGAACTGAAAAGCTTCATCTATCCTGTCTTCTAATTGATCATCGTCAACGTTTATCTCAATGACGGGATGACCTAGCTTTCTTAAACAGTAATCAATTAAATTTTGACGTGAAGAAGGTGAGGACATAAAAATTCCTTATAAACATCTTATATTTATAAAGAAAAATTTAAGAGGTTAAGCTATACGTTCATATAGAGTGAGTGTAGTAATAGTTTCTGTACTCGCAGATACGACGTTAGCAGTTGTGGTACCGGTGTATGTTGCGGGGGCGCCACCACCTACATATTCAACAGGGGTTCCAGTATACTCCGCAGTAAACGCTACATCACCGGTGTATACAGCATCTATATCGGAAGTATAAGAAACTGAACCTCCAAAAACAATGTCATATGAAGAGGACCAGTAGCGTATTCCGGTGTACCTATTAAAATTAGTCGGCCCTACCCATATTGCATCAGCAAAAAAGTTACCTTGATAGCCACTAAAATTTCGATTAGGTCCAGTATAAATGTTGCGTACGTATGGGAAGACAAATGGGTTAAATACAAGATCTCCAGACGCAAAAGAATCTGTAATGGTTGAAGTGTAATTTAAATCAGCAACGTAGGTTGGACCACCATCAACTAGCGGTGCACCTGTGTATGGTGTTGAAATAATTACTTCCCCAGTATAAATGTCTCCCGTATATGTGACGCTTTCTGCTACATATCCCGTATCTACACTTGATTCCTCTGCTATTCTTCTAACATCTGTTATGGTACCCCGGGAAGCCCAGGTACCTGTAACAGGTGGGCTTGCCTGCAGTACATACGACCCAACCCCGGTATCAATAATTCGTTGTTCTATTTTTTTAATAATACCTTGAATATTAGTATCGTTAAATTCTTCTAGATAGCTTCCTGTAAGCTTAATCGGGCGAAAAAGTGTTGCTGTATTTCCTGCTATTTTTTTCCATAAAAAGTAAGAAGTATTATTTAAAGATACATTGTAAAGTGTATCTTCAATCATACCAAGGCTTATCCAAGTTCCTCCATCTGATGGGGAAGTATTTCCTAAATGGTACCCCCCGGTGCGGAATGAGGCTCTATGCTGCAACACCTCATCAGCTATGGTAGTAATTGTTACATTGCTTTCTTTTAATACCACTACTCCGGGTTCTGAAGTATCAAGACCTACCACATGGGGGGCATCGGAGGTTAAATCTAATGTGGTGGTGTTAATTTGTGATAAGAAATAGGTGTTAGATACAATAGTTAAGTCCGTGCTCCCAATATCACCTTGTCTGGATGTATCAGAGAAAGAACCTATGGGGTTAGCATTACCGAAAGTAATAGTACCAGTGTAGTTGTTAGAAGCTAACTCTACACAAATATACTCATAAAGTGCAGAAATATTACTGGTGGAAAGTTCTTTAAGCCCCTCGTTATCATATACCAATACACTGGGCATTACACACCCCAAACAATAATGTTATTGGCGTCTTTAATTAAAAGTCTTCTGTTAGACCCGTCCAGATATGCACTAGCTTTAACGTTTGAACTAGTAACTATGTTACCAGAAAATGTAGCATTATTTAAGGTCCGAGAGGAAATTGCAACAGATACTCTTGTGTTAGTAAAGTATAAATTAGCCCCTTCACTAACATTAGACGTTGTTAAATCTGTAATATTAGCTTTTAGATTTACATTAGCATTAGTAGCATAACCAATTTGTATAACATTACTATAAACCCGGGTATTAGTAAAATATAAATTACTACCTTCAGTTAAATTTGTAGTGGTGTGATTAGATATATCTGATACATTACCATCGACCGGACCAACAAAATACTTAGCTTTAACATTCGCTAGGCTAAATGTTGGATGTGCAGTGTTAATATAAACATTAGCATCAGGTTCTGGCTCATAATTCTCAAAAAATTTCCAATGTCCATCTGTAGCATCTCTAAAAATACCAGCATGATGGTAAGTACCATCATTATAACCGCCGGCTATACCTAAATCAGGATTAATGGAAGCTTTAATAAAAACATTGCCACCAGAAATGTATGCCCCGGTGGTGGTATTAGCAATAGTTAGCGTATTGTTAGTAACTGCAATAACATAGACGTAGCTTAATTGATTATAAGAACTCGGGTTTACCCCCGTCACTCGTATCACCTCTCCTACGATAGTACCGTGATCAGAAATAGTAGTGTATGTTACATTAGCACCATCTCCAACTACATTAGTTATTGCATATGAGATTGCATCATTAAGGTATATCATATTATCAGATATAGCAATCTCTCTAGCATTAATAGTAGTTGTTTCACCTCGTACAGTAAGATTACCTGTAATGACTAAATCAGCAAATTCTGCATTTACACCATCTCCTAGTGCAATAACACCAGTACTGGTGTTATAATCAATCCCTGAACCACCTGAAATAGCCTCTCTAGCTCTTGTGTTAGTAAAATATAGATTGGTGAGTTCTACTACATTACCCGTAGTGAGACTTGTGGTTAAGGCATAGCTGGATAGCTGAGCATTAGTTGCATAAGAAGCTAGTTGAGCATTAGTTGCATAAGAAGCTAGTTGAGCATTAGTTGCATACCCAGAAAGACTAGATGCAGTTATATAATTTAATAAGGTAACATTAGCATAAACATTAGCATCCCCATAATCACCACCGCCTCCGCCACCGGTGGCTGTAGAATTAATTCTACCATTAGCATCGATAGTTATATTTTGACCAGCAGTTAAAGCAGATATAACCCTTGAATTTGTAAAGTATAAATTAGCCCCTTCACTAACATTAGATGTTGTTAAATCAGCAACATTAGCTTTCAAATTTACATTAGCATTAGTAGCATACCCAACTTGAATTACGTTATCATAAACTCTTGCATTTGTAAAGTAAAAATTAGAACCCTCATCAATATTACTCGTGGTTATACTATCAGTTATAAATGATTCAACTTTAGCGTTAGTATAAAATACATCAGCGTCATCTAAAATATTAGATGTGTTAAAAAAATTATCAGAAACCAGTATGGCATTACCAACCCATATATCCTTATCCGAAACCCAAGTATCGCTGTAACTATTATAGGTGAAGGACGCTAGAGCTCCATTAATAGTTATTCCCGCACCATCGGCAGTAGCTGCATTAGGGGCACCATTAGCAAGTACAATGTTCTTATCTTCAATTACTAACGTAGCAGTGTTAAACTCTACAGTATCACCCTGAACAAAAAGATTACCAGTTATAATAACATTACCTATAGTAACTGTATTATCTGCAAGCGCACCAATCACTCTACTGTTACTAAAATATAAGTTGGTACCTTCGGTAACATTACTGGTATTAAGATCGGTAATATTAGCTTTCAAAGCTAGATTAGCAGTAGTAGCATAATTGCTAAGTTGTGAGTTGGTAGCATACCCATTAAGACCAGATGCTGTAATATAACCAATCTGCGTAACGTTATCATACACCCTTGCATTGGTGTAATAGAGATTGCTACTCTCAGCAATATTAGCTGTAGATAGTACAACCGCACCTACTTGATCATTGACACTAGTTACACCTCCGGTAATGTTAATAACCCCGGTAGAATTGTCGTAGCTACCAGCTCCTGTTACACTGATTGCTTCTCTGGAACGTGCATTAGTGAAGTAAAGGTTATTTAATTCCGTTATGTTAGCCGTAGTAAGATCAACAATATTAGCTTTTAAAGCTACATTAGCATTTGTAGCATAACCAATTTGTATAACATTACTATAAACTCTAGTATTTGTAAAATAAAGGTTGCTTAATTCGATTACATTATCAGTTGTTAAATCCGAATCTGTTATTACATTGCCGCTTTGATCAGTGCTTGATATAGCAAATTTTCCTTCTTCAGAAGAAGATAAAGTTACTCCACCTAAAAATATCGTATTTCCAGAAACATATAAAGATTTAAATTGGTTAGTTGGAGAACCTAAATTATGTACATTATTACCTGAAGGTATTATATTACCTGTTTCTTCTAGATATGCTTGTACTCTAGCATTAGTAAAATATAAATTAGCCCCTTCACTAACATTACTAGTAGTTAAATCTATAATATTAGCTTTTAAAGCTACATTAGCATTTGTTGCATAACCAATTTGTATAACATTACTATAAACACGGGCATTAGTGAAATATAGATTAGTACCTTCTGCAACATTAGAAGTAGTAATACTATTAACGTTGCTGGTAACATTAGCAACGTCAGATTTAAGGGCAAGAGGAAACCCTCCGACTGTCGACCCGTCATGTACAACTACAGTATTCTTAGTAGTATCTACGGTAACTTCAGCGATAGCACCAGTAAAAGTACTGTGTGAAAGTGAATTACCTTTTCTTAACTGAAGTTGAATAGCCAATTATAAATCTCCATAATCGAGGTTGGCTGAACTGAACGGTTCATATATATATCCGTAGTCAAATGCTCCAGTAGCTGTAGCAATGTCTACTGTCACCTGACTCCCAACTGCCGTAGCAG